CCGGCACCACCACCGCCAACGTGTTCAAGTTCTACGACCTGGCGACCAACACCTGGGCGGCGGCCGAGACCGGCGCCACTGACGGCGTCGCGCCGGCGGCCGTGATCGGCACTGATGGCCGGCTGGTGGCGACACCGTCCTGGACGGATGAGGGGTTTGTGCCGTTTGCCACCGGCACTGCCACCAGCGCCACCGGCACCACCCTGGTCAACAGCGGCAAGGCCTGGACCGTCAACCAGTGGGCCAACAGCCAAGTGCGCATCACGGCTGGCACCGGCGCGGGTCAGGTGCGCAGCATCACCAGCAACACCGCCACCACGCTGACGGTGCCGACCTGGACCACCACGCCCGATGCCACCAGCGTCTACGCCATTGAGGGCAATGACGACTACATCTACTACATGGGCAGCGGCGCCGTTACCCTGTACCGCTACTCGATCAGCGCTGGCACCTGGACCACGCTGTCGCCGGGGGTGGCACGCGGCGGCGCACCTGGCACCGGTCTGTCGGGGAATTGGATCTGGGGCGTCACGGCGGCCGACTGGAACGTCGAGAACACCAGGCTGAACGGGCGCTACATCTACAGCTTTCGCGGAAGCGCGGGCGCCCTGCTGGACCGCTACGACATCGCCCTCAACACCTGGGCTGCCGTCACCTACGCGCCGGCGGTGGAGACCTTCACCACCGGCAGTAAGTACGTCTACACCGGCAATTACATCTACACCCAGAAAGACGCCACCGGCAGATGGTTCAGATTCAACGTGGCGACCCATGAGCAGGACGGCTTTGGCACCATGACCTACACCCAAGGCGCGGCGATCTTGGGCGACACGGCGTTCGATGTGACCTATGCGGATGGCGCGACCGACATCACCTACATCTACATGATCCTCAACACCTCCACAGTGATGCTACGGCAGATGGTCATATGAACATGAACATTCCCAGCTTGATCGACATGTGCAAAGCGCAGCTTGTCAACCTCAGCCAACTGCGCGCCAGTGCCGAGAGGCTGGGCGACGTGGCGCAGGTCATGGCCATCGACGCCCAGGCCGCGCAAACGCAGACCACGCTTAACCAGCTGCTCAGCCTGCTCAGCCTGCCAAGCGCCGGCGCTTAACACCAGCCCGCCCCCATGCTGCTGCTGCTGCGCCTGCTGCTGGAGGCCACCGCCCCGCCGCCCGAGCCCGCGGTCACCACCCCCGGCAGCAACAAGCGCCGCCCCCAGATCCAGTGGCTACCGGCCCACGTGCCCTACGTGGCGCCGCACCTGGCAGCCGGGCCCCGCCGGCGCAGCCGCAAGGCGCGAGACACCGACCTGCTGTTTTTGGGCAGGTGACATTTCTGGCTTGTTTTTGTCACCTGAGCAGCGGCCCAATAGACCCCATGAGCACACCCCACGCCTCTAGCAACCCAGCCAGCCAAGCCACCCCGCCGGCCATCCCCGAGGCCCTGCGCGCCGCACTCGGCCAGGCCACGCAAAACGGCCAGCCTGCAGACAAAGCCGCCAGCCACTTCCAGCGCGCCTTCACCGTCAAGCGTGAGGCCGTCAACCTAGAGGCCCGCACCGTCGAGCTGGCCTTTGCCAGTGAAACAGGTTACGAGCGCTACTGGGGCATGGAGATCCTGGACATCACGCCCAGCAGCATGCGCCTGGGCCGCATGACCAGCGGCGCCAACCTGCTGTGTGACCATGACAGCACCGACGTTGTCGGCGTGGTCGAGTCCGTCACCATCGGCGCTGACCGCGTGGCCCGCGCCGTGGTGCGCTTTGGCAAAAGCGAGCGCGCCTCTGAGATTTTCCAAGACGTGGCCGACGGCATCCGCCGCAACGTGTCAGTCGGTTACATGATTCACCGGGCCGTTTTGGTCGAGAGCGTCGATGGGCTGGATACCTACCGCGTCACCGACTGGGAGCCCTTTGAAGTGAGCATGGTCAGTGTGCCCGCAGACGCCTCGGTCGGCGTCGGGCGCAGCGCTGCCGCCGCCACCCCGGCCATCCCGGCCACCCCAGCCCCGGCCACCCCCCAAACCGTTACCCCCACCCCCAAAGGACGCCCCATGTCTGACACCCAAGCCCCCGCAGCCGCCGCCGCCGCTGAACAGCGCAACCACGCGCTGGAGATCTCCAAACTCGCCGCCACCATTGCCGCCCCTGGCGCTGGTGACCTGGCCCTCAAATCCATCCAGGCCGGCCACACCGTCGAGCAGTTCCAGGCTGAAGTGCTGCGCAACCTTAGCCTCAAACCCCTGCCCACCGCCGCCATCGGCATGACAGCCAAAGAAGGCCAGCGCTACAGCGTGCTGCGCGCCATCCGCGCCCTGACCGACAAAGACTGGACCCACGCTGGCTTTGAGCGCGAATGCCACAACGCCATCCTCAAACGCAGCGGCATGGGCGAGGCGCCCAACAATGGCTTCTTTGTGCCTTACGAGGTGCAGAAACGTGACATGAGCGCCGGCACCGCCAACGCCGGCGGCGTGCTGGTGGCCACCGACAACCTGGCCAGCAGCTTCATTGACCTGCTGCGCAACCGCGCCGTGGTGGCCCAGCTTGGCGCCACCATGCTGTCGGGCCTGCAGGGCAACGTCACCATCCCCAAGCAAACCGCTGGCGGCACCGCCTACTGGCTGACCAATGAGGCCACCGGCATCACCGAGAGCCAGCAGACCCTGGGCCAGCTCAGCATGACGCCCAAAAACGTCGGCGCCTACACCGAGATCAGCCGCCAGCTCATGCAGCAATCCAGCCCAGCGGCTGACATGCTGGTGATGAACGACCTGTCCCGCGTGCTGGCCCTGGCCATTGACCTGGCCGCGCTGGAGGGCTCTGGCGCCTCGGGTCAGCCCACCGGCATCAGCAACACTGGCAGCATCGGCGCCGTCACCGGCACCACGCTGGCCTACGCCGGCATCCTGGAGTTCCAGACCGACGTGGCCGCTGCCAACGCCCTGGCTGGCAACTGCGCTTATGTCACCACGCCGGCTGTCGCTGCCCTGCTGGCCGCCCGCCAGCGCTTTACCAGCACCGACACACCGCTTTGGCAAGGCAACGTGCTCGACGGCACCGTCAGCGGCTTCCGCGCCATGTCCACCAACCAGGTCACGGCTGCGTCCATGATCTTTGGCGACTTTTCCCAGGTGGTCATTGGCGAATGGGGCATGCTGGAGCTGGCGCTCAACCCCTACGCCAACTTCACTGCGGCCATCAGCGGCGTGCGCGCCATCCAGACCGTGGATGTGGGCATCCGCTACGCCGGCGCTTTTGCCCGCGCCACCAGCATCAGCTGATGCGCCCCCCGGCCCAGCCGTACCAAAAAGTACACACGCTGGGCCGGTCTGCACCCCCCATCACCATGCGCACCATGCACATCCAAGCCACCCGCCCGTTTTGGTATTTGGGTGCCGTGGTGCCCGTGGGCACCGTGCTGGCCCTGCCCACCATCCTGGCGGCCGAGCTGGTGCACAACGGCAAGGCCACCGCCTGCGCCGCCCCCGCAGCCGCCCCGGCTGCTGCCACACCTGCCACACCAGCCACCCCAGCTGACCCACCCGCCGCCCCGGCCGCCCGGGCCAAAGCAGCCCGCAAAGCCACACCTGCCACACCAGCCACCCCAGCTGACCCACCCGCCGCCCCGGCCGCCCGGGCCAAAGCAGCCCGCAAAGCCACATCACCCACACTTTTGGAGGCCACCCCATGAGCCTGTTCAACTTCGCCGGCCTGGCCACCACGGTCAGCCTCTCTGCTGCAGCCAGCAACGCGTCCACCGTCACCGGCGCCGGTGTTGATCTGCAAGACTACAACTCTCCCGTGCTCATCGTGCAAAACCACGGCACCAGCACCGGCACGCTCACCGGCAAGATCCAAGACAGCGCCGACAACAGCACCTTTGACGACGTGGCCGGCCTGGCCTTCACGCAATCCACCACCACGGCAGACGTCAAGATGCTCACGCTCACCCCCGGCCAGGTGCGCCGCTACATCCGCTACGTGGGCACCATCGTCACCGGCCCGCAGGTGCTCAGCGTGTCCATGTCTGGCGTCAAGAAAACGGCTTAACAAACCGCAAAAGCCACCATGTTTGTCGAAAACACCGCCGCCTTTTTCAGCAACTTTGGCCAAAGCGCCACGGTCGGCGGGGTGGTGGTGTCGGCCATCTTTGACAAGGGCTACACCCTGGGCAGCGTCGGCCCCATCGGCATGGCCAGCAGCCAGCCCATGCTCACCCTGGCCACCGCCAACGTGCCGGCCAACCCGGTCGGCACCAGCGTGGTGGTGGGCAACAACGACGCCTATGTGCAGACCGACTACGTGGCGCCCGGCTATGCGCCCGGCAATGCGTTTTACTACCTGGTCGGCGCCCATGAGCCAGACGGCACCGGCATCAGCCAGCTCATGCTGGAGGCCGTCTAACCATGGCCACCCAGCTCGCACAAATCGTCGGCGCCATGGTCACCGCCCTGGGCACGGCCACGGCCGTCAGCCCGCAGATTTACCGCGCCCGCTTACGCCCGCTGGCCGCCCAGCACACCAACGCCGTGGTGGTGCGCGTACTCTCAAGCACCCCGGCCCGCGCCGCCATCCAGGGCGGCCCCATCGACTGGGACAGCCAGATCGCCGTGGAGTGCTACCAGCGCAGCGGCACCAGCACCGCGCCCGACCTGTCGCTCGATGCCCTGTGGGCCGCCACCTATGCCCGCCTGATGGCCAACAGCCTGCTCGGCGGCCTGCTGCAGGCCGAGCTCAACTGCACCGGCGCGGCTTACGACTTTGACATTGACGGCGAAAACCTTGCCTGCCTCACCAGCACCTGGCAGGCCAGCCACCGCACAACCAACAATTCCGTGGAGTAAATCATGCCCCGTTACATCAGAAATACAGTGATTCTTGCCAAAGTCGAGACCACCATCGGCACCGACGCCGTGCCCACCGGCAGTGCCGACGCCTGCCTGGTGTCCGCCATGACCATTAACCCGCTGTCCGCCAACAACGTGAGCCGCGACCTGGTGCGCGGCTACTTTGGCGGCTCTGAGCAGCTGGTCACCACCGCCTTTGTGAGCGTGGACTTTACCGTCGAGCTGGCCGGGTCCGCCGCCGCCGCCACCGCCCCGCAGTGGGGCGACCTGCTCATCGGCTGCGGCATGGCCGAGAGCCTGCTCACCACCCCCAACCGGGTCGAGTACCTGCCCATCAGCAGCGCCCTCAAAACCCTCACCATTTACTACCATGACGACGGCGTGCTGCACAAGCTGCTCGGCGCCATGGGCACCGTCAAACTCAGCGCCAAAGTCGGCGAGCGGCCCACCTTGCAGTTCAGCTTCACCGGGCTGGACGGTGGCATCACCGCCGCCGCCAACGCCACCGCCACGCTGAGCGCCTGGAAGACCCCACCCACCATGTCCAAGGCCAACGTGGTCGACATCACCCTGGGCTGCACCTACGCCGCCGGCGCCCTGGCCAGCGGCACCGTGTACGCATCCACCGGCCTCGAGCTGGACCTGGGCAATAGCGTCGCGTATACCGCTTTGCTCAGCTCAGACCGCATTGACATCAGCCAGCGCGAAGTCACCGGCAGCGCCATGTTTGATTTAACCGCCGCCAACGAGGTGAGCTTTATGAGCGCGGTCAAAGCCAACACCACCCAGGGCCTGGGCTTCACCATCGGCACGGCGGCCGGCAACAAGATCATCATCCATGCCCCGGCGGTGCAGCTCATCAACCCCAGCAAAGGCGAGCTCAACGGCACCCGCCTGATCGGCTACGACCTGCGCCTGGTGCCCACGGCCGCCGGCACGGGCAATGACGAGCTGCGGATCGTCACGCAATAAGGGCGCAAAGGTAAAGCAAAGCCATGTTCAAGCTCAACCCCGCGCCCGAATTTGTGGCCCCCGCCCTGCTCAGCGCCTACGGCGAAGAGCAGCGCCAAGAGCTGCAAGTGCGCTGGCGCCACAAAAGCCACACCGCCTTGCAAGCCTGGCTGGAGAGCGGCCGCAGCCGCGAGCGCCTAGACTTTATTGGCGAGGTGGTGGCCGACGTCACCGGCCTGATCGATGCTGAGGGCCTGCCCGTGCCCTACACCCCGGCGGTGCTGGCCGATCTGCTGGACAACTTTCACAGCGCCGGCTCCGAGCTGATCGAGGCCTACATCCAAGCCCTGCAGGAGGGCAGGCGAAAAAACTCATTGAGGCCGCCAGCCGCCTAAGCGGCGGGTGGCCCGACACCGAGCACATCACCCAAGCCCTTGCCGCCGTCGGCCTGCAAGCCCCTAACCCAGAGCCCAATTATCTAGAGATCTGGCCCGACAACATGCAGCCCTTCAACGTCTTTATCAGAATGATGCGCCAGTGGATCGTGGGCCCTGGCGGCCCTATCGGCTTGCGCCTAGAGGCCCTGCCCGTGGCCCTGCGGCTGGAGGGCGTGCTGCGCAAAGACTGGACCACGGTGGCGGACGGCGTGGCCGTCATGGAAGACGAGACCCTGCGCCTGCTGGCCGCGCGCAGAAATTAAACATGGCCAACGACGTCAGAATCATCCTCAGCGCCGAAGACCGCACCCGCGCCGCGCTGGAGGGCATCATTGGCCGCCTGGGCGACATGAACAGCGCCGCCAGCCTGGTGCGCGGTGGCCTAGCGCAGCTGGGCGCGGCCTTGAGCGTCGGCGCCCTGGTGGCCTGGGGCAAAGCCACCATTGACGGCGTCGACGCCCTGAATGACCTAGCCGACGCCACCGGCAGCTCCATCGAGAACATCAGCGGCCTGGAAGACGTGGCCCGGCGCACCGGCACCAGCTTTGACACGGTGGGCGGCGCCCTGGTCAAGTTTAACCAGGCGCTGGGCAACGCCAAGCCCGGCAGCGACGCCGAACA